GTTGCCATAGAGAATTCATCTCCAGTCGTCAATTGCTGAATGTTGTAATAATCCTGCATATACGTAAAAGGAATTTGTATTTCTACAGTTGTTGATTCCTTCGCTTCAATAAAGACGTGATTTAAAGATGTTTGTACGGCTTTATGGTTATACCGAGCTGGAATATTGTCATGACCTAACATAGGTATGACGTATCCAACCAGCATACCATCATAAAAAGCCGTCGAGTTTGACTGGATTTTAAGAGTTATTTGAAATCGAGACAATTGGAAGTTAATAAATGGTGTTGCAGCAGCCGCAGTATTCAAGATATCAGCGGGCAATGACAAAAATGTCAAATTTGTTCCTACTGCATCAGTTGATGACCATCGTACAGATTGAACGACGTTCCAACGACCAATTAGCTCCTCCATATTCCAAGCGCTGTCAATATGGGTGATAGCTCGCTGATTATCCTGCGAAACATAACCCCAATTGGGAACAGCAACTTGTGCTTTCGTTTGATCTACTGTAATGGCTCCTACGCGATTTTCAACGTAGCCCTGACCTTCAGGTAGATTGGCAGATTGTGTGTTTTGTTCTTCATTTGAATTGTTTGAGTCTGTAATGGGTTCCATGGTTAAATGCACACCTTGAGGGGATACGGTAAATTCGCTTTGCGATGTTGTGCCCGGATTGGGTGTGTGCTTCTGATGAGTGTACGGTACTACTGATCCAAATATTCCGAAATCATTATTTCTAGAGAAAACGGCATCTAGATATTCGTATGTATGCAAGTCAATTGGGGCCACAAGTTTTTGCTGAAGAGCAAGAATAAAAGCACACCGATATTTGTTAAATTCGGTTTTTCCATAAAAATACAGAAAACGAAGTGCAGTATTCACATTCTCTAAAGTTCCTTCTTCGCGGCGCACCTTCTTTGAGATCCAATAAATCATTTCTAAAATAGTTGTCCGATCCAATAAAGCCACAAACCTATTGTTCATGGTAGCGATTGAATTTTTAAGAAAAGTCAACTGAGCGACATTGTGTAAAGAATACCCAAGTTCGCCCTTATCACTAGGGGTTATATTAATTCCATGATAACGGAGAGTGTCTCGAATGGTCGTAAAATTGTAAAAATTACTAACACATTCTTTGACAGATGAAATTCCATCATCACCATAGAAATAATTAACCACATACTGCTTCATTATAGACAAGTCTTGCAGATGGGGTGGCGCTAATTTTAACCACGAATAACACATGAAAAACCAGTTGGTAATGGAATTAAGTGTTGTAGTTATAGCACACCCAGATGGATTGCCTCCAAACTTCTGAAAAACGTTGTTTTCTATTAAACAATATGTGTGTTGAATTTCTGTCATCAATCCATATCGCTCTAAGTCGCCTTCTGTTCCATAAAATGCTGAACACATACGGAGCATGGCGAGCATTCCTTCTAAGGGTACTCGTCCGTCGAATTTCTTGTAATCAAAATCCATGCCAAGTGGGGAATTATCTATTAGGGTCTTAACCATAGAATCCCACTCAGAACTATATGGATCCATTCCCATGCCAAAAGGGTTTGTTAACCGCCCTTGCATTAAAAAAGAATTGAAACCAAGAAAATACTTTCGGAGAAGTATTGTTGTCTCTAAGGGTGCACATGTAAATAACCGAGTATTTCCTTCTGCAACTTTAGGAAGAGAACGACGCTCATCTTTAAGAGAATTAACCCACACTGATGGGTAAAGTAATCCCTGTGATAATAAGCTTTCTTTCTCATCCAAAATGTCGCGAAGAGTAGTATCCTCGATAGAATACACATCATCCTCAACTTTAAATAATTTGTCTTTTCG